CCCTTCTTTGACTCAACAGCAATTTGCTGCTGAGTCTGATATCAACACTATTGTTGATTTATTTATGAAGACTGGTCATCTTCCCGACCCAGTCTCTATGCCCCAGTATGTTGATTACGAGGGCGTTTTTGATTTTCAATCTGCTATGAATGTTGTTCGTCAAGCTGACGAGAACTTCATGCGCATGGATGCGAAGCTCCGTGCGCGTTTTCATAATTCCCCTCAGGAATTTTTGGATTTCTTTGCTGATCCCAGCAATTTTGACGAGGCTATTCGTCTTGGTTTGGCTGTTCCTAGCCAGACCGTTTCTGTCGCACCAGCGACAGATTCGGTTCCGCCGTCTAAGGCGGAGTGAGTCATAAGTACAGTTCGCTACTTGATGTAACTGTACTTATTGACACCTTTTCATGTTTTCATGTATCATTGTTTTTATTGGAGAATTTTATGAAGCCTTTGCACCGTTCATCTGTGTCTAAATCAGCCTCTTCCGCGCAGTTTCGCGGTAATGTAGGGCGTACCAAGGGGGCTAACATTATGGCGGCTCCTATGCGTGGCGGAATTCGTTTATAAGCGTTTGTGTGTACCACACAATGGCAACATCCTACTCACGGCCCCATCAAATGCGGGCAGTGTATAGAGTGTCGCTTAGCTTATTCGAGGGAGTGGGCGATCCGCATCACTCACGAACAGGCGATGCACGAGGTGTCTTGTATGCTCAACCTCACATATAGCCCTGAGCATCTTCCTGAGCACGGTCAGCTGTGGAAGGAAGATTTGCAACGTTTTTTTAAGCGGTTGCGTAAGGGCGGTTTTAAGTTTAAGTATGTTGCTTCGGGAGAATACGGTGATGTTTCCAGACGTCCTCACTTTCATATTGCGTTGTTTGGCGTGGACTTTGGCGATGACCGCCGCATTTTTGGTCGTAGTTCTAATGGTGAACGGACTTATGTTTCTGATGCAGTTACTAAGCATTGGCGTTACGGCCAGCACCTAATTGGTAGTTTAAATTTTGAGAGCGCCGCCTATATCGCTAGGTATATTTTGAAGAAGGCCAAGGGTTCGCAGGTAGCTGCGCCTCTTGCTGTTTTGGATGATGGCGAGATTATTCGTCCTAATCCTGAATTTCTCTGTATGTCTAAGGGTATAGGTCGTTCCTGGTTCCGTGAGTATTTTATGTCGGATGTATTTCCGCATGCTGGGGTTATTACCCAGCAAGGGTCTAGGGCTCCGGTCCCCAGGTTTTATAAATCACTTTTAAAGGAGTTGGGCGAGGATTTGAGCCTCGATATGTCGTTTCGTTCTTCCAGCCGGGCCGAGTTAGAGCGAGAGCGTCTTGATTTTGAGTTGCAACCTCATCGTAAGGTTGCTCGTAATTTAGTTTCTACTGCTGGAACATCCCGTTCTAAGCGTACCATTTAAGAGGTTTTTATGATTCAGTATATTGTTTCCGTTCAGGATCGTGCTTCTCAGACTTTTGCACGTCCTTTTGTTGTCCCTCATCGTAATATTGCTATTCGTGACTTTACCGATGAGGTGAATCGTGTTGATGCTCAGAATCCTTTGAATAAGCATCCTGATGATTATGATTTGTATATGCTTGGTGAATTTGATGATTCAACCGGTAATATTATTTGTGGTGATGCTTTTGTCCTTGTGCGTGGCAAGGACGCTTTAATTGTTTCTTAACCTCGGGGGCTGCGGCCCCCTCTTTTTTGGAGTTTTTTATGCATCGTAATGCTTCGGTTAACGCTCATAGCTTTGCTATGGTGCCCAAGGCGGATATTCCGCGTTCTTCGTTTAATATGCAGAAGACGTTGAAGACTACTTTTGATTCGGGTTATTTAGTTCCGATTATGTGTGAGGAGGTATTACCTGGTGACACGTTTAACGTTAAAGCGACTATGTTTGGTCGTCTTGCGACTCCTCTTTTTCCTGTTCTTGATAATCTATATCTTGATTCTTTTTTCTTCTTTGTTCCTAATCGTTTAGTTTGGACAAATTGGGTTAAGTTTATGGGCGAGCAGGATAATCCTGCTGACTCTATTTCTTATTCTATTCCGCAGCAAGTTTCGCCAGCTGGCGGTTATGCTGTTGGTTCTTTGCAGGATTATTTGGGGTTACCTACTGTTGGTCAAGTAGGCGGCGCCAATACTGTTTCACATAATGCCCTCCCTGTTCGTGCTTACAACCTTATCTACAACCAGTGGTTCCGAGACGAGAACCTTCAGAATTCCGTTACCGTGGATAAGGGTGACGGACCGGACACCAGTCCCAGTACTAACTACACTATCCTTCGACGTGGCAAGCGTCATGATTATTTCACTGGCTCGTTGCCGTGGCCTCAGAAGGGTGGAACAGCTGTAACTCTTCCTTTAGGTACTTCTGCTCCTTTAAAGACTTTATATCCTGCTGCCGTTCCTGGTTCTTTGATGCGTAGCAATGCTGCTGGACAGCAGTTGTATGTTGACGGTACTTCTTTAGCTACTGGTGCTTTGTATGCTGATTTGTCTGCGGCTACTGCTGCAACTATTAACCAGTTGCGTCAGTCTTTTCAGATTCAGAAGCTTTTGGAGCGCGATGCGCGGGGCGGTACTCGATATACAGAGATTATTCGCTCACATTTTGGCGTTGTTTCACCTGATGCGCGTCTACAACGCCCTGAATATCTTGGTGGTGGTTCTACACCCATTAATATCACGCCTATTCCTCAAACTTCCGGTACTGGTGCTACTGGTACACCACTTGGCAATTTGGCTGCTTATGGCACTTATTTAGCTAATGGTCACGGATTTACACAATCTTTTGTTGAACATGGTTATGTGATTGGTCTTATTTCTGTTCGTGCTGATTTGACTTATCAGCAAGGTCTTCGTAAGATGTGGTCGCGTTCTACTCGCTATGATTTTTATTTCCCTGTGTTTGCTATGCTTGGCGAGCAAGCTGTTTTGAACAAGGAGATTTATTGTGATGGTTCTTCTAATGATTCTTCGGTTTTTGGATATCAGGAGCGGTGGGCAGAGTACCGTTATAACCCTAGCCAGATCACAGGCCTTTTCAAGTCCACATCGGCTGGCACTATCGACCCGTGGCACTACGCGCAGAAGTTTGCATCTTTGCCTACTCTTAACTCTACTTTCATTCAAGATACGCCCCCACTGGCGCGTAACCTCGCGGTGGGCGCTGCGGCTAATGGACAGCAGTTACTTTTGGATGCCTTCTTCGATATTCGTGCAGCCCGTCCGTTACCGCTCTATTCTGTTCCCGGATTGATTGACCATTTTTAATTATGGGCTTTTTTAATTCTTTAGGTAGTGTTCTTGGCCCCATTGGTGGGGCCATTGGCACCGGACTTGATCAGTTCGGTGGTGCTATTCTTGGTTATTCTGGGCAGCAGGATACTAATTCTGCTAATGCTGCTCAGGCTCAACAGAATAGGGATTTTCAAGAACGCATGTCTTCTACTGCTTATCAGCGTGCTGTTGGTGATATGAAGGCTGCTGGCTTGAATCCTATGCTTGCTTATTCTCAGGGCGGCGCAAGTTCTCCTGGTGGTGCTCAGGCTGTTATGGGTAATCCTGGTGCTTCTGCTGCTTCTGCTTATCAGCAGCAAGCTTCTGGCTCTACTGCACCATCCCAGATTGATCTTAATGCCGCTTCTGCTGGTGAGGCTTCTGCTCGAACTACTTTGGCTCAGCGTACTGCTGAGAAGACTGTTCAAGAGGTTGCTAATCTCAAGAATTCTAATGAGCAGACTACTGCGATTATTAAGAATCTTGGTGAGGAGTATCAGAATTTGGTTAAGCAAGGTTGGAACCTTGCTGAGATTGGTAATCAGCTTCGTGCTTCTGTGAAGTTGATGTCAGCTCAGGAGGTTCAGATTGCCAATTTAATTCGTGTTACGAATTGGGATGAGAAGTTGCGTGAGCATCAGGCTTCTCTTGCTGGTATTGATGTTAAGGCTTCGACTAATGTCGGTAATGCTGGCGCTTATGGCGCTCAGTTTAAGTTTATTATTGATTTGTTGCGGGTCATGAAGTGATCTCGCCTTTTTTTGATTCTTTATTTTTTTCTATTTTT